GCGCTTTGGATTTGAAGTTACTATGTACGTAATGAACAAGTAATTATCATGCGAATGGGGATGCTCCTAGAAAGGAACATCCTCATCTGCACCTTCTACAGCTGGTTTACTTCTTGTTTCACCCTGAGTTTCTTTCATTTGTACAGAACCGCTAATAAACTTGCCGTTCTTACCTTCTCTAATCCAACCACTAATTCTAAATTCAATACCATCTACGTTAGCAGTTCCTGTGTAATCAGGTCGTTTAGGATTGTCACCCTTATCGTTTTTAAATAACGTAAACGTATTCGTGTTGTCATATTCAGCCATCTAATTGCTCCTTTGGAAATAATAATTTATCTTCTTTTAAATCTATGTCAAATATAGGTTTGCGTTTCCAACGTGTAGGCTCTACATCATCTTCAACAAACTTCATAAATTCTAACGCTAAAGGTTTATACCAGTCAAACCATTCTTTGCTTCTTTCAATAATTTGTATAGTAATACCTTTTGGTGTCCACACCACAAAATAACATCTTGGCGCATCACATACCTCCATTTGTAACTGTGTTTGGAAATAATAACGGTCTGGAATCATACCATAAAACTCTTGACTATATGGACATTTGACTTCTATTGGAAGTCTATTTAGGAAACCATCTGGACTAGCACCTAGCGGTAAATCAGGATGTACTATGAGTTTATTACCAGTTTCAGTAATCTCTCCCATAGCCTTTTCAAATTCACATATAGCTAAATGCTCATGTAGATTACCCCATTCAGTCATTTCATTACCCTCAAATGGAGCTTCTCTTAAAGTCATTTGACGCCATAATTTTTGTCTTTCATACACAGATGCCCAGCAGTTACTGGCTGTAATGATGTTATGACGTCTATTATCTGTTAAATGACTCATGCAGACTTCTTGAGTTCATTAGCATAATCACGTAATTTAGTTTGTGCGCCAGGTGTTAGTTTAAAGAACGCTTGTTTTAACTCACCACGCTTTGCAGCTTCTTCTAAATTGTTTTTAGCAATCTCTAATTGTTCTTCTGTAAGCTCTTCTACAACAGGATTGTTTTGTTGATAGATAGCATTAACAACTTCATTAGCAGATGCAAACTCTGTGCCACCAATGCCAAGACAAGCTAAAGCACGACCTATAGCAGATGTTTCGCAATTCTCTACATAAGATGTTCCATTAATTTGGCTAGCCTTTCTAAACTCTTGTGCATGACCTGTAGCAAATGTTTGCACACCTGAATCTGTATGTAATCCTACATAAGCCTTAACAATACATTGGTCATCATCAATCTTAACTATTTCAGTTGTTAGAAAGTAATTAGGAAACTTCTCTCTAAACTCTTGAACACGTAATGCAACTGTCTTATATTCTTTACCTCTAATATTTACTATGCCTTCTTTACTCATCATTTCTCTCCTGTTGTTTGGTTTCTATCTCGTGTAGTTCCTGCATCACTTGTTGGTAAAACATCAACTCTTCCATTTGCTCTCTCCCTTTCATCAAAACGTTTGTTAAGTTCTTCTAAGTCTTTCCATACTTCTGGTAATATTTCAGATATACGTTTTAGTTCTGTAGCCATAGCATCCCCACTATAATTAAAACTAATATGACAGTCAATACATTTCTTGTAATGCTTTCTTCACGTTCTGTATTGTCATACCTATACTCTACACCATAGCGTTCACGATAAGTCCTAGGAAATTTATAATCCCATTGGTTATAACTTGTATGGTGTTTATCTTTATCCCATCCCCAGTTAGTCATCATGTTTCTCCTGTTGGTCTAGTTTATGATAGGCTTCCTGTTCTTGTTGTTCAAGACGTTCCATATCATCTAAATATTCGTCTGGGTCTAAGTGGCGTTCCATTATATAGCTCCTGCTAACTTACCCATAATGTATAGGCATAAAGCTACATAAGCGTAGAAAAATACTACTGTGATAATCATTGTTGAAATTTTCATGTCATCTCTCCTAAAAATTGACAATTGAACTTTAAACCTATAAAAAACACATGTCAAGTATTTCTAGTAAATAACTAGCAAAAAAATAGTTTACAAATAATATTTATTCGTGTAAGGTTTTGACCTATGGAGATATTACGCTTTATTATATTAGACGAATTTGATGGAAAACCACTAAGAGCCTTTAGTAACAAGGCATCTGCTAAATGGTTTCTTGAGAATAGACCTAATTGTAAGCTCCATGTTTTACCTAAAGCAAAACCTGTGCCAGTCACAGAATTATACGAAGAATGTTTATTTTAAGGAGAGTGTTATGCTAACAAACATATTAGGCGAACTATTAGAAGCAAAAACTGCATTGATTAAAATTAATGCTATTTTAGAGGCTGCTGATGGTCATTTAACAAATGGTGGTATTGAATTAACAGAAACAGAATGGCATGCAATTTATGATGCAATTGACAAAGGTCTAGGTGATGACAATGTACAAAATTAAGAACTGGGAAAAGTTTAACCTTTACAAACCTAGAAACCCACGTTATCAAAAAAAGATGACTTGGTTTAAGTTTTATGGTACGGACTACATCAATGACATAGAAATACATAAGCTATCTTTTGAACAAAAAGCTGTTTTAGTAGAGTTATGGTGTCTTGGTTCTGAAAGTGACGGTCTGTTACCTGACAACTTTGAGATAGCTTTTAGACTTCACTATCCTATTGACTTTGTTGAGAAAATAGTAAATGAACTATTTACTAGAGGTTGGCTAGAGGAAAACTATTCTTCTGCTACCATAGAGAAGAATAAGAGAAGAGAAGAAGAGAATATATATGTCGTTAAAACGACTGATAGGTTTAGTGAATTTTGGGAAATATATCCTTCTACTCGTAAAGTCAACAAGAAAACTTGTTTGGAAAGATGGGCTAATAAAAACCTTGACGCTATAGCAGATGAAGTGATAGGGTATGTTAAAAAAATGAAAGATACTAAATCATGGAAAGATGGGTTCTCACCAGCTCCACTTACACTACTCAATCAGGAAAGATGGAATGATGGTGATGTGCCACAACTCCGTAAAGTTTGGGAAGGTGGTATCTAGTGAACATAGGTGAAGTCATTGATAAGCTCACAGTAAGTCAATCAACAGTTCAAGAATTTTATAACGAAGGGTATAGTCATGCGGAGTTTAAGGTTAAGAGTACGGATATTTTTGCTGATACTCTCGTCAAGTATTTTAGTGAGGAAATTCATTCTGGCAAATCGTTGGGCTGGATTAAAACGGAAGATAAGTTTAGGGTTAGGCAAGCAGAACTCACAATCCTAACCGGTGTATCAGGACATGGTAAGTCTATGTGGTTATCACAAGTCATATTGGCTATGATGCGACAACAAACTAAATGTTTAATAGCGTCTTTAGAAATGAGACCTGTGCTTACATTAGCTCGTATGGTGACACAAGCATTAGGTTCACCAGAACCCACAGATGATTACATAAGAAAGTTTTGTGAACGTGCTAAAGACAAGTTATATATTTACGACCAATTAGGCACAACAACATCTGACGATATGATAGCTACATTGTATTATGGTAAGCATGTATTAGGTGTAGACGTATTTATTATTGACAGTCTTATGAAGATAAGCAATATATCGGAAGAGTCACTAGAAGCACAAAAATTATTTACAGATAGACTTGCAGTCACAGCTCGTGATTTAAATATAGCTATATTCTTGGTAGCACATACTAGAAAACTAAAAGACGAAACAGAAATACCTGACGCTACAAACATCATGGGTAGTTCACATATTAGAAATTTATGCGATAATATTATTTGTGTATGGCGTAACCGTTACAAAGAAAAGCTGATAGAAGAAGGCAAGACTTCAGATGATGAACTAAAGATTATTCCAGACGCTAAAGTCTTTGTTCAGAAACAACGTAACGCACAATGGGAAGGTTCGTTTAACTTTTGGTTTGACCAAAAAGGTTTAAAGTATAAGGAGAGTCCATGACACTAGATAACATACCAATCACAACTATCACATCTCTTTACAATGCAGTAGAATATGTTGTGCAAAGGGAAGACAAACCTAAAGAAATATTACCATTGAAAGTTAGACAAAAGTTTGATAGATGGAAACGTGAAGACTTTTACAAGGATGACCACTACAAAGAAATGTGGGATAAGAATTGGATAAACCATGACCATAAATGATTTTATTAAAGAGTGTAAAAAGTTATTCGGTTCAGATATAGAATATAAAGCTGTATCTAAAGACGGACAAGTA